CCACTTAGCCTCACATTCATTGTGTATTTTTGCTCACTTGGGCTGCTTATGGTTACAGTTTGTGGCACTGTAATGTTTGCATTTAAACTCTTATGGTCAAACTCTACTGTCGCGCTTTGTAAGGCAGGATAGGTAGTTACTTGGCTACTATCAATTAAAACTGGTAGCCCTAAATCTTTATCGGTGTAAATAGTTTGCTCTAAATCTACAGTTACAACACCTGCTGCCGTACCATTTAATTGATAATCACCTCTTACAACATTTTGACTATCCTCAAATGCGCTTAACTGTATTACATTAAATGCACCGTTCATCTGATAGATTAACAACTGAGGAGCGGCAGTATATTTTAAGGCATCATATACGCTTATACTTGTATCAGTTTCATTACCTTGGCGGCCATAGTTTCTAAGTTGTATAGTATCGTGATATACTTGATTTAAAAAATCATCTGTAAGCGTTGTTCCCTGAGCCTGCCAACTAGTAAAAGTACGTAGCACATTACCGGTATAACGCAAAGAATCTAAACCCAGTTGACTTATTAAGTCGGCAATAGTTTGAATTACTTTTTGCCGGTTATCTGTTGGCGTATATTCTTGTGTCTTTAATACCTCAAAATCTTTAAACTGTAATTTAGCAAGATATTTTTCCTTCTCCGGGTAACTTAATATCCTTCCGCTTGCATAGCCCTGCCATAGTATATTACCAGTTGTCCCCTGCGCCCATTGTATGTAGTATTCTTTTTTGCTACCAGTTTTTATATCCTCTATTAGTTGCTTTGTGCTTGCATCTTTACCCCAAACATTCCAGTCAAGCACACCCATTAAAATTTTATTGTAAGTAGGGTTTAAATAACCCTCGTTACTATCGGAAGAAATTTCCTGGTGTTTAAAAGTAAATCCAGTGCTATCGGTTATCTGTAAGCTAGAGCCACTGTACCCATCCTGGTAAATATGTAGGTAGTCTGTAACATCGTTATGATTTTTAGTACTCCAATATGCTCTTAGTCCGTATGCCATTTAAAACCCATATTGACCCTTTTGGCTTAACGTAAAAAACTCATCCGGGCCAAGTTTAGAAGTGTAATTTTCTAGCGCGGTTTCAAATGCACTAGCAACCACAAACCCAGTGTCACTACTAACACCATTTAAGTTACTAGATGCCATGCCTATCATTTCTGTACCTACTGGTACTGGAGCCGCACTGCCTGCAAGTCTTTTAAATAAACTGCCAAGTAAGCCACCGCCCTGGCCTAAAAATCCGGCAGTTTCTGAACCACCTATACTAAGCCCACCAGTAAGTAGGGTAGTGAGTGCAAATTGCAGCGCTTTGCTTGCTAATAAGCCGGCTAACTGTTTTAATTGGTCTGCTAAACTTTTACCGGTCATTATTGCCTTTGTAAACGCATCTGCTATGCCTTCACCTAAACTAGTGTACGCTCTTTTTACAAGTGCCGCATCACTTCTTATACGTGCAAAATCCTGGCGCAACCTGCCAAATAGCGTAAGCGTTTTTGTTATTTCACCTTCATCTACTTTTGGTGTTATATCTGCTTCGCCTTCTGTTGGCACTGCTTCTTCCGTTGCCATACCAAGTAACTCTGTAAGGCCAAGCATTTCCATTATGCCTTCTTTGCTTATATTTACATAGTCACCAAACTTTTTAAATTCGTTATTATACTCCTTTTGCTCTGTTTTAGCTTCATCTAGCCCTGCTGCTACTGCCCTAAATGGGTTTACCTTATCTATATCACCCAGGGCTTTTGCGGTATTTGCAGCAAAATCAGTACCGGACTCTGCGGCTTCTTTAGCTTCTGTACTGGCTAGTGCTAAATTTTCTGCTATCTCTTTTACGCCATCTGCCGCTCCTTCAAAAAAAGGTATTTTAGAAAGCATGTTTGCAGCTTTTGTAGCAATCTCAGAAAACTGCTCTAGTATATCGGCTTTAACTGTTAGCATACTGCTTACTAACCAGTTAAAAAACCCGCCAAACTTTTCGGCCATAAATCTTATGGCAATTACTACACCATCAATAAACAAACTAAACACATTGTATTTTAAAACAAGCTGCATTAGTTCTATTAAGGTATTACGCCACCAGGCAGTATCAGCCATGCGTTCTTTTACCGCTTCCCAGTTGTCAAGCATGTAAAGGAATGCGCCTACAAGGGCAGTAATCCCGGCAATAATTAAAAATACCGGGCTGCTTACCAGGGCCATACCAACCGCAACTGCTTTTAGCGCTGCTGCAATAATTAACAATGCAGGGCCAACACCTGCCAACACTGCTAGTAATTTCACTATATTTTGTTTTGTTTCATCACTAGCATTTGTAAACTGGCGTATCTTTGCAGTAACCTTATCAACAAGTTTTTCTGCGGCACTTAAAATGCCAATATCTGCAAAAGATATAAGCATGCCTTCTAACGCGCTGCGTGCCTCTGTAAGCGCACCTGCTAAACCTTGCATCTGTCGCTCTGCAATTTCTTTAGCAGTACCGCCACTATCTTTTAGCGCCGTTTCAAAGTCGCGTAACTTTGTTGTGCCTTGTTGTAATAATGCAACTAAGCCTGGCCCTGCTCTTTGGCCAAACATATCTATGGCATTTTGTGTGCCACCACTTTTAGCAATAAGTTCATCTAGTAGGTCAGCCATGGGCCGCATTTGCCCATTACTGTCATTCATACTAAAGCCAAGTTCTTTTGAGGCCTCACCTAGCTGCACCATAATACCACGCAAGGTTGTACCCGCCCGGCTTGCTTGTATGCCCGCATCTGAAAGCATACCAATTATGGCTGAAGTTTCTTCCATGCTTACACCAAAACCGGCCGCCACTGGCGCAACAAAACTCATAGCAGTACCTAACTGCATTAGGTTAGTATTGCTGCTTGTAAATGTTTTGGCCATTACATCAACAACACGCGCCATATCTTCCGCATCCATGTTAAAACCAGTAAGTATATTACTAGCAATATCAGAGGCAGTTGCTAAATCCATCGCGCCGGCACTTGCTAAGTTTAAAACGCCTGGCATCGCAGTCATTATTTGGCTAGTTTCAAAACCTGCCATAGCTAAAAAGTTCATACCTTCAGCAGCCTGCGTAGCAGTAAACTTTGTAGTGCGCCCAAGTTCTTTAGCTTGTTCGCGTAGCATGTTAAATTCTTCGCCAGTTGCACCAGTTACCGCACCCACCTGGTTCATGGCTCGCTCAAAGTCTGCCGCAGTCTTTAACATAGCAGAGCCAACACCGACAATGGGCACAGTTAGTGTGCGCGTTAAAGTTTGTCCAGTTTGCTTAACACCGGCGCTAAAATCTTTAAGCATGCCACTGGCCTGGTTTAGCCCTTGTTGCAGCTTCTTTATGTCAACGCCTAATACTACATTAAATGCGCCTAACATATTCCTCTCCTTTTATTGCTGCGTTCAAATATTTGTAACACTTGCTCCCTGCTTAACCTTGGTTTTTTTGCTATGTCATTTTCCAGTGGGAACATTTTATTGGGTGTTAATTTTTTTCTAAACTTACTATCTAAGCCCGAATATACAGAAACTAGATAAGAATTTATACGCATCACATTTAATTCGTGCAGCATATTTTCCCTATAAGCCCTCGCCATAAGGTTAAAGTCGTATATAGTGGTACTGCGTATGTTGTCAGGTGTAAGGCCCATTCTGTAACCTAACACGAACATATCTTCCAGTGTAGCTATTTGGCTTTCCTCTTTTGAGGGCTGCGCAGGTTTCCCACTGATTCACTTACCAGTGAGAATATTTCATTTAGCTGCGCAAAATCCATAGTGCCTATTACATCTGCGGGTACTTCGTTACCACCGGAAGCGGATAGGGCCTGGATAAATAATTTAATGTTAGCAACTTTATCTAGCGCCGCATCAATACTATTTAATCCAACCCCGGCCTCTTCGGTAAAACGCTCTAAAGCGTTTAGGTCAAATTTAAACGAATAATCTACGCCATCAATGGTAATAGATTTAGTGCCCGCCATTAGCTAACAGCTACTCTGGTCAATGCACCATCACCAGTAAAGCTACCGCTAAGTGTTACTGTATCTTCGTTAGCTGCTACAATACTTATAGAAGCTACGCTTGCAGTTCCAGTGTATGACACACCCTTGGTAGTAAAAGCCGTACCAGTTGGCTCGAATTCTAAACTTATTTGCGTTCTGTTAAGTATGTAATTTACTAAATCATCAACATTTTCAGAAGTTTCGAAGTCAGCTAACCCATCAAGGTCTATGCTCCAAGATTTTTGTCCTTGAATGTGCTTAGCCCAACCACTACTGTCTTTTGTAGATGCATCGGGTAAATCTAGTTCTATATTAAGTGTTGCACTAGTTGTTAGGGCAATCCCAGTGCCACCATCATTTAGTACGATTAAAGTTCCGTTAGTTGCGGCCATAGTTTTATTTCATTTAGTTATTGTTAAACTCTGTAAAAGATAAAAAAAAATTATCGGTAATGATACACCCACTATTTTTCTTCTATAATATGCCTAAACCTTACTTCCCTTATAAAATAAGTGTATGTATCCGACTTTTCTTTACGCATTACATCATTATCTAAAACGCTAGTAAGTACGTTAAAATTAGTTAGAACAAAAGGTACTGGCCTTGCTCTTATAATTTGTTTAACCTGGTTCACTATACTATTTATTTTGCTGCGCGAACCGTTATCAAGGCTAAACCTATCAACAATGCTTAGGCTAAAAGTAACATCGTCCATAAAAGTACTTTTGGTACTATTGTCGGTAAGTGTTGTTGCGTTGAATTGTATGTGCGGATAAGTACCGTTGGCAGGAACTTCATCATACACATTCACTGGTGTGCCACTTATTGTTACATTATTATTTAACAATGTATAATATGCAGTCTGTAATTCTGTGGTTGAATCTTTAGCCATTTTGTACAAGTTTAATTTCAAAGTCTATCGTCATCGGGAGTGTTTGACCGCCTTTACTTTTGCCCATAAAAATTAAATCCGTTTCTTCTTGTATAGCTATGGGAGCGACAAAATCAACCGAAGTCGTACCCTTTGCTGAATCAATATCTGTGATAACTCTCAAGGCATTAAATGGTGCAGTTGTATTCAAAACGCCATTCCTTTGCATAAAAATAATTTCAGCTTCAAGTGTTGCTTGTACTGAATAAGCTATTCTATTTATTAAAGCAGTATAACCACTAGCAACAGTATAGCAT